GCAATTGCACCGATATCGCGCATTGTGTAACGACGATTATCAAGAGTGCGGAAAGTCACACCATATTCATTACGTCCAGTTGACTTTGCAACATTGGGAGCGAGTGATGGGAATGGAGGAATTGTGACAATAGCAATGCACATTGCATTTTCTGGAGTAAGTGGTTCAACTGGGGTCAATGATGGAGTTCCGTTTACGGCACTAAACACACCATTATCATCCAATACGATCTTATCTATACGACCAACATAATACTCATAATTTATATTGATTTCTTGTTCTGGTCTAGGGATAGTAAGACCGAACGAGGCATCATCAATCGTAGTAGAAGTTGCTGGGTTTACTGGAACTGTATCAATATTAGCAAAAGTAACAGGTACGATCGAATCAGTAATTCTTACTCTGAAGTCCAGCGTATCACGAAGATCATACGATTCACCAGTTGTGGGTGAGTTATAGATCGGAATCTCGTATGTTTTTATAAACGGACCATCAACCTCATTCTCGTCTATCTGATATGAGTCGACTGCGAAGTAACCAGCATTTGATGATGCTTCAGTGTGTGTAAAGTAACTGATCTTAGCAACTAGATTAAATCCAGCGAGAGAAGCAGCACCATTGACTGCATTAAGTTTACCAAGTTCGTATGTGTTATCACGTTGACCATTATCCAGAATATATTGTGACTTAATATCTGTGCCAGTTGTTACGATATCTGAGTACGATGCTGCTGATACTGGTGCTCTATAAACAGCATCAACAGAGAAGATGTCTGCAACACCAAGATTTAATGAGGTTCCGCCACCTACCTTAAAGAAGTATTGAGCATTGTTGCCTGTACCTGTTAGATTGACTGCACTACCACCTGACGTTGCTGATACTCTAAAGGCATTGGCAGTTAGTCCAGCAGAAATAACATAATACGTAGTACCGCTCGTTAATCCCGTAATACTTGTTCCACCACCATTGTAATATACTACAGCATCACCAGAAGAATATCCGTGGGCAGTATATGTGAATGTTTCAGTAGAAACATCTACTGATGTTGTAAGAATTTTATGAGACAAATCAAAGGCAACATATCTCGCTCTGTTCAGAGTTTTAACAAGAGGTGCCGCAAGGTTTACTTCAACCGTAGCATAGATGGTAACAGTATCGGTAAATACAGAAGAAGAACTATCTTCCAAAGCAGTAAAACTGATAATTTGAGCAGAAGCATCTAGTGCATCAACTGTGCCTGTTGTCAGATCTATAATTTCACCATCAGTGTCTTTTACCATCAACAGATTGTTGTTGATATACGACTCAATCGCATCATTTTCATTTTGTATAAAGAACTCATTACCCGAAAGAGTAATGCTACCAGCGCCTCCAGAAATAGAAATACCCTCATATACCTTGGTATAATATAGAGATGTTTCGTAGTTACCAAACTCTGCATCGACACCAGGAGCAGCAGGTTTGATTGTCTTAGTAGCACGCGATGGCATTCTGTAGAGAAGTTTATTATATTGTGATGACTTTAATACAGATTCAAAAACGTCAGCATAACCATCATTGCCACCATCTTTTGCATAATACAACCCAGCAACATCAGAGAAATTTCCTGCAGTCATTTGAACATCATAGACATAGATATTATATTTCGCAGCAACAGAACCAACCGCTCCGTCTACGTATTCAATGTGACGAACACGAGCACTACCATCTACGCTGTTATCGAAGAAGTACTGAGAATCGTTACCTGTTCCTGTAAGATTAATAACTGTTTCAGTTGTATATGTTAGACCAGTTAGAGTACCTGCCGTAGTTACGATCGCGACATCAGCTTCGGTTGTTAAAGTAAACCCAGTAACGTTCGGTGAGGTACCAGTTACGGCAGAGACTTTATAAACAGTACCTGTTGCGTAACTAGTAATAGTACCAGTTCCACCAAGTGTACCAGTAATAGTAATACGATCAGCAACAGCTAGTGTTGAGTTGCCGCAAGTAAACTGACCAGCAGTACCAGAAGTAGCAACAGTCGCTGCAAGAGTGCCAGATGTTGTTGCTGCCTTAACTTTAAAGGCATTAGCAGTTAAACCAGCAGTAGCAACGTAATATGTAGTGCCACTTGTTAATCCTGCAGCACTTGTGCCGCCGCTGTTGGAGTATACTACAACATCACCAGAAGAATACCCATGAGAAGTGTAAGTAAATGTATCAGTAGAAGTATTTACTCCCGACACAGGAATTTTGGTACCATTACGAAGAGAAATCTTAGAACCATCTAGTGGCAAATAACCCTTATAATCGGTCACAACAACATAGTTACCATAAGCAGAACTGATGGGAACACTATAATTTTTTACAGTGTCGATACCCTTTTCAGTGAAGGCATATTCTGTCTGGCGAGTTTCATACTCATAACCGCGAACATATGCTTTACCCGCTTCAAGCCCAACTGCCAGAAGAAACTCGTCACCACCAAGTTCCGTAGTATAAAGACCATTGTTTGTAGTATCATCAAGGTGTTCACGAACCAGAACAGGGAATGACTTTACTGTATAGTTACCCGATTCGTCATATGTTCTGCGTGCTAGATTTTCGCCAAGTTTAGCATAGATGTCAGAAGTATGTGTTCTATTAAGTCCACCAGCAACAACTGTTGCAACTTCATAATATCCATCTGGAATTGCATCGGGAGTTTCAACGAAAATCAGATCTGTTGAAACATAGTATCTGTCTGCACCAGGAGCAGCAAAGTTATATGTACCTTGTGCTGGATCGAGCAGAGTTTCATCATCACCAGAGTCTGTAATTTGCTCATCTGCACCAACGCATATACTACCTGTTGGATTGTATGTATACTTTGAAAGATAAATTGTCTGTGAAGTATGAAGAATAAACTTGCCATCGATATAAAGAATACCGTCGCCAAGGGTCATACGAGTAGCACGACCCCAATAGTTATTTGTCAATACGTCCGTGTCAACTTCAAGTGCTTGAACAGTAAATTCATCATCTTCTAGAAGATCTGTATCATCTGGGTCAGGAGTTGCATCAACAGTCAGAGTCTCTGCACCAATGAAGTGAACAGTATTTGTGCTACCATCACCGCTGGTATATCTTAGATAAAGAGTTCCTGGATCGGAAGTTGTTGCTGCAACTGCGTCTACGATTACTGCTTTAAGACCGTTACTACCCGTAACTGTTCTGCCGATATATGATGGAAGAGACGCATTCCCAGCAGCGTTTGCATCAATCTTTACATATGATAATTCATTGTCAATTTGAACGTCGCAACCCGAAACGATCGCGCCATTCTTGAAAATGTGGTCACCAAACTTGTTGACCTGATTCTGAAGGATAGACTGCAGTTGTGTAAGTTCGCGTGCCTGAACCGCATATCCAGGTTTGAAGAGAATTCTATGAAACTTTTTAGATTCATTAAAGTCGTCATAATACGGAGATGTATTTAAGTCGAGTGCCATATTTTCCTACTTCTTTTAAAAATTGATCAACGCTCTGATTTTTTCAACTTGATCAGATGTTCTAATGATTTTAACTCTGTTGTCTAGATAGATGATTTCACCCGTTCTATTGTCAACTTCTGGATTCAGAACGGCAACCAAAATAGGAGATGCCACTGTGCCAATATTAAAGGTGTCAGCAACAGGAGATCCTAATGATACTTCTTGCGTCATATTAGTCAAAATGCTATTGGCAGAAATTGTTGGTATAATAGGCAACAAGTGGATTCTATCTACTACGCCGTTATTATTACTGTCTTCTTTCTGAACAACAATAAATCTACCCCCATCATCACTCTCGATAACGTCATCATAATCTACTAAGTCAGGATTATTTATTGCGATAACATAACAACAATTACCAGTATTTGAAGTAAAATTATCAGTAGAACCAAAAATTCTAGGATTCTTAATAATACCCAATTGGCGGAAATCGTTATTCAAGAAAGTATCAGAGGTTTCATTTGTGAGAGAAACCGTCAATGATAGACTCGTAGCAAACAATTCTTTTTGTGGGTTGGAACCATGTCCGCCATATGGCGAAAGAATTGCTCGGAAAGTTGCGCTATTACCTGGAGATCCTTCTGCTGCATTGACAACAGAGATTTCTGCAAAACTGTAACCAGATCCTGGATTTGTTATGATGACATCAGTAACCACACCATCAGTTAATGTGAGGGTTGCTTCTGCATCTTGCCCATCGCCAACAATAGAAATAGAGGCATCGCCGAAAATATAACTGTTACCGCCAGAAAGAATTTCGATTCTATCGATGGTTCCTGGAGTTGCTGCAGATTCTACGTTTTCTTGTGGAGTTCCACCTTCAGTAAACCCAAGAACAGCAGATGCTGTTGCAGTTTCATTGATTACTTTTGTATAGGTTAAACCAGTCAGAGTACCAGCAGTAGTTACGATTGCAGCACCCGCAGAAGTTTGAAGGGTAAATCCTGTGACGTTTGGTGAGGTACCAGTTATAGCAGAAACCTTATATGTTGTTCCTGATGTATATCCAGTAATAGTTCCTGTGCCACCACGTGTACCAGTAATTAAAATGTGACTGCCAACTGTTAACGTGGATGCGCCACAAGTAAACTGACCAGCAGTCCCGCTTGTTGCAACAGTAGCAGTTATAGTGCCAGGAACAGGAATGAAATTGATATTCGCGAATGAGAATCCAGATCCAGGTTGGGTTACTGTAACTGAAGTTACCTCGTCCGCAGTTCCGCCTGTTCCTAAAACAGCAGTCGCTCTAGCACCAGCATATCCAGATCCACCATCTGTTACTGTGATTCCAGTAATTACACCACCCGCGATAACTGCTTCGGCAGTAGCACCAGAACCCGCACCACCCAAAAGGGATACCGTAGTTCCTTCGAATGTAAGTGTGTGTGAACTACCAGTACCAAGAGAAGTTAGATCGATCGCAGAAGTATCAGGCGTATATGTCAACCCGATCAGTTTTCCTGCTGTTGTTACAATTGCCGCATCAGCTTCGGTTGTTAACGTGAATCCAGTAACATTTGGTGAGGTGCCAGTTACGGCAGAGACTTTATAAACATTATTAGTTGCATAACCAGTAATAGTGCCTGTGGTCGTATATGTTAGACCCGTCAACGTACCAGCAGTAGTTACAATTGCCGCATCAGCTTCGGTTGTTAACGTGAATCCAGTAACGATTGGTGTGGTGCCAGTTACAGCAGAGACTTTATATGTTGTTCCTGTTGTATATCCAATGATGTTGCCTGTACCCGCAAGAGTACCAGTAATTCTTACACGATCACCAACTGCTAGGGTTGATGCCCCACAAGTAAACTGACCAGCAGTACCAGACACAGCAACAGTTGCTGCCAGAGTTTCAACCACTGGTGTGCCAGTAATTGTGAGTCGATCACCAACTGCTAGTGTTCTAGCAGCACAAGAAAACACGCCAGCAGTATTAGTAATTGCAACACCAGCAATATTTTCATATGATCTAGTAAGTTTAATTGTATTCGCACCCTGATAAATCACATAATAGGGTCTATTATTCGTTAAACCACCAATAGAAGTTCCACCACCATTTGAATATGTTACGAGATCCAAATTAGTAAACCCGTGAGCAGTTATAGAAAGTGCATTATTTGCAACTGAAACTGCAGCAGAAGAAGATCCATTAAAAGTTTCAGAAACTTGAGATCTATAACCCGATCCACCATTTGTTACGATAATTGAAGAAACAATATCTACAGGAGGAGCACCAGCGGTTGAGCAAATAGAGAACGCAGAAGCATCTTGACCAGTTGTGCTATCGATAATTACAGTAGGAGCAGTTTGACCGTCGCCTTGGATTACAACATACGGTGCAGTTGAATAACCAGATCCACCAGATGTAACGCTAATGTTGTCTATGAAACCATTTACATCAAATTGTGGTTCACCAAGACCTGCCATTTTACGAACAGGAATATGTGTTGGAGTCAAAAACTTGGTAACATCCCCTTCTTCGACGCGAAACATAAATTTCCAAATATACCCGTCTGCCGTTTCAAACGTATTAGTATCTGTTCCTGATGGTTTGATTGTACTTTCAGACTCACCACCATTACTGATACATTTGTATACGTTGAATTCATCGGTGACAACATAAAAGACAGCAGCACCTAATGTTGCTGCTCCTGAAAAGGGTGAAATCGGATCATCGTTAGCATCCGTTTCACCATATGCATCATCATATTGATCGTATACTGTACCTAGTGCCCAATTATGTCTGGGTGCCATTAAGACCGCATCACTTGCCTGAATTCTCTTGACAAACATCGTATTTCTATGAGACGTGTTTGAGTATGAGACAGAGTCAATTGGTTGCTCTGGAAAATCCCCAGAGACAGGGTCCTCCCAGACTTGGGTTCGGGAGACAAAGAAATAGTAGTAGTCGTTCTCGTTATAGATGTCACGATAAACGCTTCTTGCTATTTCTTGTCTTCCCTGCGATCTTAGAAGAAGTGGCATGTTATATTACGATACTGTAACCGTCCAAGTGATTGTCATGCTGTCTGACGCACCCTTGTTGATGACAGCAAATTCTGTGCGGCAAAGCATTGTTCCAGAAGTCAAGGCATTGAAGATACCTGCTTCAGTAACTGCACCAGTACCCGAACCTGCACCAAAAGTTGCAACATATTCAATTGCGTTCGCAGTAACAGTTGTTGAAGTCAGAGCAACACGTGCACCAAGCGCACTTTCCAGAGCAGTATTACCTGCTGCTGGGTCTGTTGTACCAGCGCCAACGCCCATGTGCGACATTGCAGAAAGAGTGGTGTCTTTCATGCGCGAAGCAATATATGCAAGACCAGTGTCAACAACAAGGTTGGGAACAGTTACTTCTTGTGTAACATTCCCTGTTGCATCGCGAAGAACGATGTTTAGTTCGCCCTTAGTACCTTTTACGTTTTCTTTAAGATTCATTTGAGTTTACCTTCTTCTTAGTTAAAAATAAGTTGCTTGACCCACAAAGTCCGAACCGAATGCACCTTCAACATAATCTTGTATGTTTACAATACCACTTTCGGTAACAGTTACTGTTTCGAATAGTCCTTTGAGTATATTTATAAGCGATTGTTCAGTAGCAGCAATAGATTCTATTGTTTCGGCATCATTTGCGACGATTAATAATTCAGTAGCACCTGCGTTATCTGTTTTAACCAGATATGGAATTACACCGACTAGATCAGTTGATGTTACAGAATCATTTAAATATTTATATAGATGATTGGTCGAAGTTTCCGCCGATGTCACCACTTCTGCTTGGGGTTTTTCGATCCCAGCATTAGCATATTCATTAGTTATCACGGATTCTGTAAACGTTCTATAATACTCTACAGTTCTACCAAACGAGTCGGTTGCAATAACAGCATCTTCACCTGCTATATGTTCAAATGTAGTTCCTCCGACGGAAACATAATAACCAAATGGCATTCCAAACCCAGAAACAATAGTAATAACACCTTCACTATTGATACTAATAGTCATAGTATAAGCACCACCACCGCTAGTTATATCAAAGGTGGTGCCATAAAGTGCGCTGGCGTTATCAAACGGAGTAACATAAGAAGGTGTTATTACTTTCGAAACTGCAAATACATTTGCTTCAGACGCCGTTGCTGCATCAGCAAGAACCTTTGCGAAATCAACTTCAATCGTTTCTTCTGGGTTCCATGCAAATTCCGTTCCACTATAATCTGGCACCGCCCAGAAATCTCTGGTAACCCAAACTGGATCTTCTACAAGAGTTTTGCCGAAGTCAACCGCTGTGGTTTCTGAGGTATAGAACGCATCATTAAACACTCTGACATATTGCACAACACGATCGAACGAATCGACCGTAGAAGTAGTATCATCTGCAGGATTATAGATACCAACGTCAAATAATAGTTCTGTCGCATCAGACAGAGTTATAGAATCACTTAGAACCTTATACACGTGAGAGGTTGAGACATCTGATTTAGCGACAGTATCAGTAAGAACTTTATAGAAGTGAACGGATCTAGTCTGATCGTTGAGCACTATGACATCAATAAAGAATTCATTAAGTACCAGAATTTCTAGAACACCAATGTAGTCAACCATATCGATTGTCTGGGTGATAAGCAATTCACCAAACACTGCCATACCAGCAGGGTGAACCGTTTTGTTAATCAATGGCAACCATGTACCCGAGGTTACGCCAGATTTAATTACATATGAGTAGTTCTGATAATAATAGTTGTCCTGTAGTTTGTTGATGTTAGACAACATACCACGAGAATCTTTAAATCTTCCTGTCTTTATAAGAACAGCACCAGTCGTAAAGGCAAGAACTGCCTCACAACCGTGTGGAGATGTTATAGTTGCCTCGAATTCTTCCTGCTCGAAGTCGAAACCAGTATTGAAGATGGTAACAGCAGTAACGCATCCAGTTTCATCAATCGAGGAAATTCTAACCGACGCTCTGTTATCACGACCAACGAGCGTATATTGTCCTAGTGCGTCAAAAAATGGTTCATTTATACCATCGTTAAATCTACCAGCATCATAGGTTCCATAATCGGTAGGATTGGCAGCAATAACACTAATCAATCCTCCCGTAACAGCAGACATCGGTGGATCGATTACATATGGTCCGACTGTGCTTTGTTCGTCGATTTGATAAATCTGCCCGACTCTAAACCCGCAGTCTCCGTTTTCACCTTCTCCATCACAGGAAATAACTTCTACTGTAGACAATTGACGGATAACATAACCATAAATCGTAGAGGAGTCTGATGGTAGATGAATATGTGTTCTAACAGAATCTGTAGAAAAGATTACTTGAATGTCTTCTGCATCTTCAATATATCCAGAACCACCTTGAACGACAGTGATACTATCAACAGAACCATTTACAATATTAGCACGAAGAATTGCTCCAAGACCATCAGTATTGTTTAAGGTAATTGTTGGTGCTGCATAATATCCTGAACCACCAGAAACAACAGTCGCGCTTGTAATAACCCCACTGGTTATGGTGAGAGTGGCAACTGCACCAGCACCTGGAACTTTCAGAGGAGAATTTTTAGGTAGCGATACGTTCAATTCGTAAATTGCGGGTAAAGTATACGCCAGTTTCTTTACGCCCGTTACCGTTGTTTCGATTGTCTTTGGGAAAATCTGAACACCAGTATTCTCGTAATAAACCAAATTACAAATCTTACCAGACAGAGTAAACGGATCAACACCATCTTCACCAAGAATTCTAATTACAACGTCTTCAATCCACACACCATCAGATGCCTTTAGGATATGTGTCGAAGGATAAAAGAATTCTACTGTCTCATCATAAAGAATCTTGAACAGAAGTTCGATAGAATTTTCTGCGCCCTTAGATTCATAGAAATCACTAATTAGTTTTACGAGTCTACGCTGATTAACGAGGACATTCTTCGGAATGTCTACTGCGTATTGTTTTCTAAACTGATCAATGAATGCTTCTAATGTTTTGTCAATGTCAGAATAATCTCTAGCATTTAATAGAAAATTATTTACTTCTCCTGATTGGTCAAGGAAACGGTAATAACCTTCTAGAAAGGTTACGAACCCTGCATATTCATTTTGAACAAATTCGGGAAGTTGTTCCTGAATAAGAAATTCTAATTTGTTTTTGTATGGAAGATCACCAATAATCGCGACAATGGTAGCACCCGTTCCACCTCCGCCAACAACAGTAACTGTTGGTGGAGTGGAGTAACCAGATCCCTGATTAGTAATAGTTATTGCAGTAATTTTACCACCAACAACAGTTGCTTCTGCAGTTGCACCAATACCACCACCACCATCGATATCAATAGTTGGTGTGGTATAGTTACTTCCGCCTGAGTTTATGGTAAACCCAGTAACAACTTTCTCGTATGATGGTATTAAACTCATTATGTTGTAACCGTTACCTGGAGACCTGGAGTAATATTCGCAGCGACATTCGCACTACTTAGATCCAATTTTAGCAAAGAGTTTCTAGAAATAGTAGGAATGATCGCACCAGTATAATCTTCGAGAGTGCTTGTTAGAATCTTTGTGGTAATATCCGCTGTAACATTTTGTGGTTTGACGTATATTCTGAATGCATCTGCACCACCCAAAAGAGAGATGAAAAAGCATGATGGTACGAGTATTTTACCAGTGCCATATTCTATTGTCCCAAAACTAGAAGACAGAACTACATCAGTCCCAATTTGTTTCAGGTAAATTGTTCCAGTTCCTAGTGGATCAGGTGGAGATTGATCAGGGACGTCCACCATATATACGTCATAATATGCACCATTTAAGAACGTATTAAAATATGTCGAATGTAAACTATTTGGTAGTAGAGATTGCCCAAAATTAGGATTCAACCTAAATGCAATTTGATCTGTTACAACACCAGTAAACCGTTTATGCAAGGTTAGATCAATCTTATTCGTAATAATCGAATTAGAAGTATCCATAATATCTGCGCTCAATTTTGAATAATAGAAATCTTTTCCAAGTTTATTCAAATTGAGATCAAAGTGCGAAATAATATTTGTTCTTATTCGAGTAGCAAGTTCGGTTGAAGTCTCTAAAGATTGCTTTTGATCATATTTAGTTGTCGAATCAACACTGATAAATGTATATTCAGGATCGACGAAAATAGGTTGAATCGAGACTACACTTTTTGGTGCAAGAATATCTCTTGAAATTGTGTCCTTGTCAGTCTCTGTAATAACAGTTCCCGCAACTGGGTCAAGACAGATAAACACTCTACCATAAATGGGGGGATCATTTATCTCGCCACCCCATACAGAAATAGAATTGATTCCAGGAAAACTTCTTTTGATAAGAGTTGCATAATCATCAGAAGTTACTGCACGATCCCTCGTTGTATTGAATTTGGGAGCATGGAATTTAATACTATCGATGCTCTCTGCTGGTGATCCACCAGAAGCACGTGTGATGGTTGTTATTGTTTTAGTTTCTGTTGACCCAGTAAGAGTAGTATTCATTGAAAAATTCGAGAGATTATTTGCACCATCAGCAGAACCAACAAAATATTCTACAGTAACGATGTTACCATATTCTAATTGTTTACCAAGAATATTATCACCAAATACAACTTGGTATAAACCATCATAGTCTAGTTCGATCCAAAAAACACTACTGTTGTTTTCGATGTTAAGGTATGTGTCTGAATAATTAAATGTGGTAGTGGTTTCGTCATTTTGAACAGAAACTGTAACCGTCGTAATATCAACATTCTTATTTGGAATGGTAAATGGTCCAGAGAGATTGGTTGTATCTACAAGAAATTCATTCGAAACCCGATTACCTTCAATTAGTTTGACATCACTGAATGTAAATGTTTTAATTGCTCCAACTTCATCAGATACAATAGCAGTATAATCGTCGTCTGGTCTAAATGAGAATATACCAGAGGGGGATAAGTCTGTGGGGATTCCCGTCGCAGTAAAGGTGGTGTTTTTAGATAAAAGAAGAGAATCGGGACCATAGTTTGCAACAGCATCTATTTCAAGATCGACTACCGCTCTTGCACAATGCTGAGAATTGGGTAAGTATCCCATCGACTTTGCAATAGATACAACAGAAGATCTCTTCAATGCACTATCGAGAAACATTTCATTCGCAAGAAGATGCGCAAGCGTAGCATTGTAGTGCGTATTATATGCAAGAACATCGAGGAGAACTGACATAGCAGATCCCTCGAAATTATAATCTGAAAATTGATCCTGAGAAGCAAGATATTCTTTCAGGTTTTGCTTGATTCCCACAAAATCAAGTTCTGTTACTCTAAGTTCTGCCATTTAGCGAGCTCTCTTTAAGAATGTTGAATAGGTAACTGGACCTGGAGTACCAACTACATAGAATCTGATGTTTATATCATATTGATTAAGGTCGAAATTTGGTGACACTTCAACCATTTGAAGATTGCATCTAGGTTCAAACTGTTTGATTAGAAGTGTTATTTGCGATTCTAACATATTCGCAGTGATAAGATCCATAGGTTCAAACAACATCTTATAAATCGGAGAACCAAGAATATAGTTAAACGGTCTTTCTCCGTTGGAAGTTAACAACAATATTCTAAGCGATTGCTTAACTGAATTGATGTCAAACTTCATCCCCACATCACCCGTTCCAGGATGCGGAGTAAAGGAAAGATCTAAATCTTTGTATATTCTGACTGTCTTCATAATACTTATTTATATGCCTTTTTAGTATTTTTTGAAAGTTCCAGGTGCCGAAACACGTTTATGATTATACATGGTAAAGTGCAGATATCTGTTGCCTTTTTCTTTAAACGAGATATGAATCCAATGTCCGCCAGATGGTAGATACTCAAGAAGAAGTTGGTCATATGGAACGTTCTTGACAATCCACGGGACGATTACATCGTGGTATTGACCCTTTGTCATTCCATTGAATTTCATATCCACTGCCTGCCCGAGCATATGCTGCGAGGTCGTAGAACCACCAGATGGAATATAATCTCTAAATCCTGACGTGAAATACATTCCAGGGAACTTAGTTTTGATTGGATCCAAACAGTTTACTGCCAAGCATCGCATGTTTGCAATCATGTCTGCTTTACTGAATCCACCATAATTTCGTAGTTTACCCTTTACCATAACGTCTTTCAGAGTAAACTTATCAGAGATTTTCATTCCATAGTTAATACCATTTGAGATGTTAATATCTGGAAGTTTTACTCCAGACTTGGTTACATTACATGCAGTAGGTGCAACCCTTCCACTTACTAAATTACTAGATCCTTCTTCTCCTGGAGTCGCACTATCTTCAATACCAGCAGCGTTTCTATCTGCAATGCCATCTTCGCCATCATAATCCATACCCTTTGCTTCTTCTGGAGAAACACCACCATTACCACCAACAAATTCTGGTTCGCTTGGATTCATCGGTGACACTGGATCTGCGACAATAGTAATATCAGGAGGAGTCCCATCTGATGCTGTAACTGCTGAACCTGCGCTTCCAGGATTTACTGTGATGATTGCACCATCAACATTGGTAGCACCACCACCCTTAACATTCATCGTTGAACCTGCTTGGATATTTGTCGTACCAGATGCCTTGATGTTTGTCTCTGCGCCAAAGACGTTCGCCTTCGCGTCGGACTTAATGTTAATATCAGAGGACGCATCGATATTAATTTTACCATTTGAGAGGATATCAACGCTTGTTGCAGAACCAAGTCTATATGATTTAGAAGTTGCTGAATCAATATCGCCACTCACATCCATCGAATAATCGCCATCGACGCGAGTGGCGAAAGTTCCTTTGACCGCAAGGTTCATATTCCCGCCGACTTTCCAGTCGACGTTTCCGTGTGTGTCAATATTTGTATTACCCCCAACTGTAAGATTACAGTTGTTTGCCACGTAAATATTACAACTACCACCAACGTGAACATTTGCCTTACCCTCGATGGTAATAACACCATTGCGATCGATAACTGTATAACCGTCACCAATAATTTTATTTACCTGTGAACCATCTGGGCGCATTTCTAAGAATGACCCTGATTTGTGGTTTAACGAAACACGTTCTGCATTTGGAGTATCATCGAATTCCATAGTGTGTCCAGATTCACTCTGGTAGGTATGGTTGTATGGATACTCAGCAGCAAAGGCAGACTTCGGTTGAGAAACAGATTCTCCTGTTCTACCCGCAATAGGTTTCGACGTGGTTCTCTGCGCATCATGTTGACCATGGATCGTTTGATCCTGTGGTAGTGCTTTAGTTTCTCCTGGATTTTTTCCAACAGCAAGCGCATTAACGTCACCATTACCTGCTTCGAGATATTCCTTCTTGGGATAAACGTTATTTGGATCTTTATATCCAATACGAGGATTGCTATCTCGCAGTCCTTCGTTTGTCGGTTGATTGGCAACAGTTGGTTTTGCCTGAGCAAGTGTTGCAGGATTTGGTGCAGAGATTGTTGGGGATCCAGGTCTTATTGCCAAGAGTTCGTCAAATAATTTATTTGCAGAAAACCCAACACCAAAGAAGTCGTTGGAGGTTTTCCCATTAGAACTTGTCTTAATCAATCCATTAGCAAACTTAATCGCTGTGTCAATTCCCTGACCATTAGCAACTGACAACATTCCTAAGATAACATCTTTGGGAGAGTCTAATGAAATCGCCTTTGAAGATAGAAGAGATTTAATATTTCTATCGAGCAGAGAAACCATTGCGTTGTTTTGCGCGAATGGATCGTTTAGAAATCCACTTCCACCACCACCAAGATTAGTAATCTGTCCGATGTGAGCATCATCAATAATTTCTGTGATTTCTGTTTCGTGTGTATTAACCAACGAGGTAACTACAGACACTGCAGTTGTTAGGTTTTCAATAGAAGGTACTATTCTGAATGGATCAAAAGAAACATCAATTGCCTCATTAACCGCAGATGTTTTTGTATCAATCTGTTTGGAAACCAATTCAAATGCACCCTTAGTCGCGGATGGAAGTTTAACTGAATTGGTAATTAATTCGGTTGCAGATTTTACTGCAGACGAAGTAAGTGTTTTTGTTATGGTCTTAACCATTTTATTTGTAGTGCTTAATACTTCATTCGATTTTGTTGGTGTTCCTACTACTGCAAGTTTAGTTGTAAGACCAGACACTTCTTTAGAAAGAGTATTTTTAACTGAAGAAACTGCGGACCCGACAGAGCCATTTGCCGCATTAACAACCTTATTTGCAGTTTCTGCAGCGCTGCCTAGTTTTGCAGTCCAAATTTTTGGATCAGCGAGAGCAGCAAAGTTTAGATTATTACCAACGTTACCAATATTCGTTGGAATCGGAAGTCCCAATTTATTAAGAGCATCAAGCGCAAAGTTTTTACCGAGATTTTTACCAATCAATCCACCAAGACCAAACTTCGCTAGAGGATCAGATGCCTGTGCTCTAACCCAAGTTTTCTTTGTCAGTATTGAAATACCAGGAATATTCTTTTTGATATTCTCTAATGTTTTTTCGACAGCATTAGGTGCCACTGCACCAACTGTTTGTAGTGCTTCAAGATTAAACCCGTATGCTCCAACCTTACCGCTGTCTGAAATCGTAGAATGTGCACCACCACCCACATCTTGTGCGATGGATCCCATCAATTGCTTGACTTCGGTAGCGGAAAGAACCTTACTTATTTTGGTATTATCTAGAATTTTAGATAAATCTTGATCGCGCAGAACATCCAACATTAGATAAAATTCCCGTTCTTAGTATAGTTTTCCATAAAGCACTTATATAATGCAGCTTTCTGTTCATGACTCGTTGGACCTTTACCACCTTTCATATCATTACCTGTCAATTTAATCAATCTACCACCAATGTTATCGTCATTTAATTGTGATTTCTTCAGTCCTGCCGTGAAGTAAAATTGAGTTAGAACCTTTGCTGCAACTTCAATAGTATTTACCAGATCAGGATTTGCTACCAATTGATTACCCATACCAATTGCCTTACCCAAGGCGGCATAATTACTCTTAAATGTTAATTGGTTGAATCCTCTTCCGCGATATTTGTATCCATCTTGGTTTTTGTCGGTAGAAACCAAACTGCCCGCATTAGGAATGGTTTTTGCATTACCTCCACGACCACCGTAAATAGCATTTGCACAAGCGACACTTCCTCCAGCAACTATGGCACGTGCAAATGCATCTGGATTTGGATGTTTATACACATTACTAAATTCTGATTTCAAAACACCTACATTTGTATATCTAGTATCCTCGTTTACAGGAACAAATCCGCATTCAACTCCTGCTATAGCAAGCAATCCTGCAATCGCTTTAGGTGGATACCCTGCGCTTTGCCCTGCCTTGATGATTACTTGCATATTTGCTTTATTACCCTTCGCCATCTGGGATTTTGCTAACGTGGTGCAATCACAATTGCTGAGTTTTGCCAATTCAGCAGGATCCACTTTACCACCATCACCTGCGCCTCCACTACCACCAGAGGTAGGTGAGTTCCCAGATCCATCTCCACTACCACCGCCACTACCGTTACTCTCAGGAACAGCGTTAATTGTTCCAACGAATGCAGGTTGTTGCCCTTCTGCACCATCCATAAAGAATCCCCACACCCACGTACCTTCTACTGGACCAGTCGGCGACCAACCAATACCAGAAGTACTGGCACTGTTTGCTGGCATAATTGGCATCGCCCATGGAAGATCATCAGTTGGTAACTGCTCTTTATCATCTGTGTGATGACCAAGAATCCGTAGTTTTACGCGACCGATACGCATAGGATCTCCACGATCTTCAACACATCCGAAGAACCAATAGAAGTTTGAATCATTATTTGAAAAGAAATTATCTGTCATTTTTTATCTCACGAAATATAGGGAAGTGGATCTATTTTGTTACCCCGCAACCAAATCTCAAAGTGTAGATGGTGCCCTGTCGAAGACCCCGTGCTATTGACTTTCATAATTGGTTGTCCAGCCTTGACCTTATCTCCAGGTTTAACTACGATGGAACCTTCGATACCATGACCGTAGAAGGTTGTGTAACCGCCAGCATGCTCGATTTTAACACGAATCCCACCACCCGACTCATGATCTGCGCTTTGCCATCCTGTCAGAGCAACTGTACCATCTTTAGCAGCAAAAACTTGTGTGCCTTTAGCAGCTGCAATATCTACTCCCTTATGATTACGCGACCCCTTACCACCAGGAGATTTTCTTGGTCCAAATTTACTAGAAATACTACCCTTGCCGCCAGTTGGATGAGTCCAACCTGCTTTATTGACTGGTCCAGGAGATGACGGAGATACACCGTTTTCTTGTTCTGCTTGCACATCAGGATTATCAGGATCAACCCCCGCAGGAATATTTGGATTTGGTGCACGTTCAATTGCTTGGAAGGATGTATGGAACGAATCCTTAGCAATTTCCAAAATCATATTGTGCGCGACTGGAGTAATTTTATGGTGGATGGCAGTGATCATCCAAACACCAGAAAGGAACGGATCCCATTGGTTTTTCGGATCTGATTTATCTGCGCCATCTCCAACTTTAGGATATTTGAAGTGAATGATCTTACCAACTTCAGCATCCGTTCTTCCAGGAACCGTGATGTGCATACGTAGTCCAGAAATATCTTCAAGAACGCTTTGGCGCATACCCAACCATTTATCTGGTGAATAATCTAGTAAATCGTCTTCACTTGTGGTAAGAACTTTCCTATGCACTGGACGAAAGAAACGTTTAGACAATGCAGAACGAGTTACGTTCGCAGGATAGGTCATATTATCCTTTGATTTCTCATCAAATACTGCTGTACCATTTTCAACTCGGTAATTTTCCATATGAATGATATCAGGATATGAATATGAATAATCATGTGGTGCATTCGTCGCTTGTTTAATCATGATATCGAAAACTGTGGTAGTGCTGGCAAATCTTCCGTTATCTTGCGACTTCAAAATATCGACCTGCTCATTAAACCGAATATCAGATACAGTACTAAATCCCTTGTCTAATCCAGGTTTCATCGTATGTAATGTTTCATCATCAACCAAATCGATTAAAGGATTAAGAGGTTTCGGTAAATACACATATTCTGCAAATATAGAACTGAGATCTAACTGACTCTTAATTAAATTGTCAATAGAAGTGAAGTAAAATCCTGTCTTGGTTTCATAGAATAAGAAACTGGGACCCTTTTGTTTTGCGCCAATAGATCTCTGTGCAACATAGTTGAGACAGCGAAAAGGAGACCACATATTTGCCACGAAAGCAATCTTACCTTCATGTGGAGTATCTGCGATAACCATTGGAGTTTCGTCTTTATTATCGATACCGCCGAAACAACGTTTTTGTTTTAGATACTCCGTATACAGTTTGTCTGCAATTTCGTCAGTAGTACCCTCATACTTTTTACTGACTTGAGTGACATTATCGCTGACTGCTTCCATAGAACAAAAGTATAATGTATACATTTGTTCACGATCGGCGTTGAGCATTCTATTCTTAATAGAATAAATTGAGAAGGTCTTTTTTAT